ATTGGGCATTGACAAAGACAAAGACTTCACGTATAGATAATCATATATTTTATAGATGGGAGAAGTAAACATGAAATTACCACGTTATGTACAAAGTAAAACTTTAGCAGATGGACAGATATGCTATAGATTTAATCCACCACAACATCTAGTTACACAAGACATTATCAGTAGATGTGAGTTAGGTGCAGATTTGCAACAGGTTAAAGTTGAGGCTAAAAAACTTAATAAAATTATAGATGAATGGTGTGACAAATATGCAACAGGTACAACTTTAAAGAAGAGTGCCAAGTTGTCACAGTTAATCTATGTGTATAAACAATCCAATGATTACAAGATGTTACGAGATAAAACAAAAAGTCAATATGATTATTTTTTAAATATTTTAGTGTGTGATTTAGGTGACAGGCGTATCGTTGACGTTACAACACGCATGGCTAAGTATCATTATGAGGAATGGGTAAAGAGGGGAATACATTTTGCCAACTATGCCTGTACTATATCTAGTAGGCTGTTTCGGTACGGTATTCAGATGGAACATGTACTTATGAATCCATTTGGTAACATAAAACGTAAGACAGTGAAGCAAAGAAAAACTGTGTGGACGAGGGAACAGGTAATGAAGTTTCTTGATGTTGCCTATGAAGAGTTTGAGTACAGGAATGTCGGGTTGATTATCCAGATGGCATACGAGTGGTGTCAGAGGATTGGAGACATGAGAATGTTAGAGTGGAGTAGTGTTAATTTAGACACATCTATTCTGTCTCTTGAGCAGTCTAAACGGAGAGCACAAGTTTTCCTGCCTATCTCTGATGAACTTAAAACAATGCTCACACAGCAACAAAAGGATTTTGGCTTCCAACCCTACGTTGCACCACGACCACGACCTGTAGGGGGAAAATATCACCCATACAGCCTAGAAAGAATGTCTAAGGCAGGTAGAGTTGTTATGAAACTGGCAGAATTACCTGATGAATTACGGTTAATGGACTTGCGTAGAACAGGTACAACCGAAATGGTAGAGTCAGGTGTTCCACTGCCACAAATTATGTCGGTTACAGGACATGCAAACCCACAATCAGTGAAACCATATTTAAAAAATACATACACAAGTGCGAATAATGCCTTGACAACCAGAATCAATCATGTAAAATCCACTGTAAGTGAAAACATAGAAAGTGATATAACATGAATAATATATATGACATTGTAAGTGATTTACATTTAAGTAATGGGGAAACTAAACGTATGGATTGTCCTGTATGTAAGGGTTACAAAACATTTACAGCTACAAATAATATGGGTAGTTTAGTGTGGAACTGTTACAAAGCTAATTGTTCTGTATCTGGTAACACACGTGTTCACTTAACAAGTGACGACATACGTAAGTCACTTAAACCCCACGTACAACATCAGAAAAAGGACTTTGTATTGCCTGAGTATGTTGTTAGTCATTCACAGGAAGTGTTACCCTTTCGTAAAAAGTTTGGCTTAAATGAAGATGATGTAGAGTTATATTACGATGTTAAAGAACATAGAGTTGTCTTTCCAGTGGTACATGATAGTTGCATAATTGACGCAGTTGGGCGTTCATTAGGAAAAAGATTACCCAAATGGAGAAGATATGGAAATAGTGACTTGCCATACGTACATGGTTGTGGTAAAGTCGCTGTAGTTGTTGAGGATTGCGTCAGTGCTGCTGTTGTAGGAAGTGACGTATATGTCGGGGTGGCTGTGTTGGGTACTTCACTCTCCGAATCACACAAGAGGTACTTGTCGCAGTTCTCAACAGCAATCGTAGCGTTAGACCCCGATGCACTACCAAAGACGCTACAGTTTATGAAGGAATTACGTGGTTACGTAGATAGTGTAAGAGTAATGAATTTGATAGACGACTTGAAGTATAGAAACCCGACGGACTTAGAAAACTTAGACCAACATAGGAGATTGAATTATGGAATTAGGACTGATTAGAAGTTTAATGGACAAGAAGTTCTACGATGAACATCGTGGAGCTAGATGCCCAGACAGATTGTTTAGTAAAGATGTACGTAAGATTAAACAGTCTATAGATAAAGCTATGCAACAGTATGAACGTAGTGTTACACCAGACGAGATAGAAGCTCTGTTTGTATCTGGTAATCCCACAATGACTACAGCACAGAAGGGTGCTTACAGTAGTCTTTTTGCACAGGTCAAGAAGGAACAGCCTATGGGCAGTGACATAGCACAAGATGTGTTATCTAAACTGTTTCAACAGGTTATTGGTGAGGACATTGCCAACATTGGATTTGATTATGTAAATGGTACTCAGAATAATCTTGAGCCACTGCGTAATATCATTGAGAGTTATGGCGATGACTTTACACCTAATCTTAACATTGAGTGGGATGATATTGATATTGAAACACTGCTTAGTAAGAATGATTTGGAATCACAGTGGACATTCAATATACCCACACTCTGTCGTAAGGTTGAGGGTGTTAATGCAGGTCACTTGATTGAGATAGGTGCGAGACCCAATACAGGTAAGACATCTTTTCATGCCAGTATCATTGCAGGTCCAAATGGATTTGCACGACAGGGTGCAAGTTGTATTGTGTTATGTAACGAAGAGGGTGCTCACAGAGTTGGTGCTAGATACCTAACCGCTGCAAGTGGTATGACGATGCACGAAGTTAAAGCTGACCCTAAGAAAGCACACATATTGTATGAGCCTGTGAAGCAAAACATCAAACTACGTGACGCTACAGGTAAGGACATGGCGTGGGTTGAGAGTGTCTGTAAGACATACAAGCCCGACATTGTGGTGCTTGATATGGGTGACAAGTTTGCACGTACAGGTGGCTTTGCACGACAGGACGAAGCACTGAAAGCTAACGCTGTGTATGCACGTATGATTGCTAAACAACATGGGTGTGCTATATTTTATATGTCACAGTTGAGTGCAGAGGCAGAGGGTAAGACTACCAGTGTTAATCAGAGTATGATGGAAGGTTCACGTACAGGTAAAGCTGCTGAAGCTGACCTTATGATATTGATTGCTAAAGATAATGTTACTGAAGGGCAAGAAGAAGAAAGTACGGCACGATACTTAAACTGTGTTAAAAATAAGTTGACAGGGTGGCACGGACATGTTATGTGTAATCTTGATTATAGAACAGCGAGGTATGAAGTATGACACATCAATGCACAAAATGTAATACCGATTTAGTATTAAACGAAAATTGGGTAGAGGGAAATGTAAGACAACATAAATATCTATGTATTACTTGTTCTACTAAATTAAATGAAACAAGAATGTTTGTAAATGGTAAATATGTACCCTATACACATCCAATGCATAAAGCAGGACGTTATAAGTCTTTTAATGATGCAGCTTTCTCTAGTTTTGAAAAGTATAAAAAGTCAAAAGATGGATATGTCTATGCAATTACTAACCCTGCATGGGAAGGGTGGGTTAAAATTGGTATGGCTGTAGATGCTGACGATAGATGCAAGTCATATCAAACCTCTAGCCCACTTAGAGATTACAAGCTAGAGCACTGCACTTACTTTAAAGATAGACGTAGGGCTGAACATCAGGCACACAAAAAGGCAGAAGAGATAGCAGAAGAATGTGGTTCAGAGTGGTTTAAGATACCTGTAGATGAGGCTGTTAGAATAATAGGAGATTTAAAATGAAGGTACAGTTAATTAATTACATGGGCAATGACCTGACCGTAGTAAATGCTGCACGTGTTAGCTTTAATGTAAACAAGAAAACATTTATAGATACAGATGCTAAGTTAATTAAGTACCTAGCAAAACATAAACATATGTCACCATTTGGTCATTGCTTTGCTTCATTCAAAGTGCAAGCACCTATCTTTGTGGCACGACAGCTAGTGAAACATAAGTTCCTAAGATGGAATGAAATAAGCAGACGCTACGTAAACACCACGCCTAACTGGTACAGACCTAGTATTAGTGACCCCGATACAGCTATCTGGCGTTCACAAACTAAGGACAAGAAGCAGGGTAGTGGTGATGTAATACAGAGTGAGGAAAAACAAAGTCTAGCTACATTTCATCTAAGTAATGTAATAGCCGATGCCATGACTGCCTACGAAAAACTATTGAGTATGGGTATATGTGAAGAACAGGCTCGTATGGTGTTGCCGATATGTCACATGACTGAATGGTTTTGGTCTGGTAGTCTTGACGCATTTGCAGATATGTGTATATTAAGATGTGCAGAGGACGCACAAGTAGAAACAAAAATGGTTGCTGACCAGATAAGTGACCACATGGAAAGTTTATTTCCTGTATCATGGAAGGAATTGATGAATGAAACTAACACTTGATGTAGAAAACACCGTAACAAACAGGAATGGTAAATTACATCTTGACCCATTTGAACCTGACAATAGTTTGACATTGGTAGGTATGCTTTGCGAGTCAGGGAAAGAAACTATCATTACTTTTGACCATTCGGAAATGCAACCTACTGTGTCGGGCAAGGACATTGTACAGAAGATGCTAGATGCAACTACACTACTGATTATGCACAACGCACCACACGACTTGATGTGGCTGTGGGAGTCAGGATTTAAGTATGATGGTGCTGTGTTTGACACTATGCTCAATGCCTATGTCATACAGCGTGGACAGAAACAACCTTTATCTCTTGAAGCCTGTGCTGAACGCTATCAGTTAGACACAAAGAAACAGGACACATTGAAAGAATACTTTAAGAAAGGATACAGCACTAAGGACATACCCCATGATGAACTGGCTACATACCTGTCTGCTGACCTTCATGCCACACAGCAACTTGCAGACAGACTTATGGCACAGTTAGAAACTGATGACAAAGAACTTGCAAGCACAGCTAAACTTACAGATGAGGTGGCTGTATGTTTGGCACGTATCTATCAGCGTGGATTCTCTGTGGACAAGACTGTTCTTGATGAAGTACGTGTTGAGTTTGAGAATGAGAGAAAGCAACTTGTTACGAGTTTAGATAAACAGTGTAGAGAACTTATGGGTGACTTCCCTATCAATCTCAACAGTCCAGAGCAGTTATCTTGGGTTATCTATAGTCGTAAGCCACATGACAAATCTATGTGGGCGAATCTGTTTGACCAATATATGAATCCTACAGACTACAAAAGCACGATACGGCATAATTCTTCTGTGATATATAAGAAGAAAGCAAAACAGTGTTCCACATGTTATGGTAGTGGACATATACGCAAGACTAAGAAGGACGGTAAACCCTTTGCCAAACCTACTAAGTGTCCTGATTGTAATGCTATTGGTTATATATTTAATGACATACCTAATGCTGTGGCAGGGTTAAAGTTTAATGCACCAAACTCAAAGTGGGTAAGTGCTAACGGTTTTAGTACAAGCAAAGGTAACATAGAACTGTTAGAAAGCATGGCTAAAGCACGTAATATGCCAGATGCAGTCACTTTCCTACGCAATGTTCGTAGACTGTCTGCTGTGGATACCTACCTTTCTAGTTTTATAGATGGTATATCTACATACACAAAGACAGATGGCAAGCTACATGTAAGACTACTACAGCATCGTACCAGTACAGGACGGTTTAGTGGTGCTGACCCCAACATGCAGAACATGCCGAGAGGTGGTACATTTCCTGTGAAGAAGGTATTTGTGTCACGTTGGAAGGGTGGACAGATTATGGAAGCTGACTTTGCACAGCTAGAGTTTAGGGTTGCTGCGTTCTTAGGACAGGACAAGATAGCTATGAAGGAAGTGTCTACAGGCTTTGATGTACATGCCTACACAGCTAAAGTGATTACGGAAGGTGGTCAGCCTACGTCCAGACAGGAAGCCAAGGCTCATACATTTGCTCCTTTGTATGGTGCGAGTGGGTATGGTAGGACACCTGCTGAAGCTAAGTATTATGAGCAGTTTACTAAGAAGTACAGCGGTATTGCCAAGTGGCATACAAAACTTGCAAATGAAGCACTAAACACAGGCAAGATATGTACACCGTCAGGTAGAGAGTTTGCATTTCCTGACGTAATGAGAAGACGCAATGGCACAGTGTCGCACTTCACTCAAATAAAAAACTACCCTGTGCAGTCATTTGCTACGGCAGACATCGTGCCTATTGCACTGCTTCACATAGATAAACTACTGAAAGAATTAAACAGTTGTATAGTAAATACGGTACATGATTCCATAGTGGTTGATGTACACCCAGATGAGGTACGTCAAGTGATTGATATTATAAGTGAAACAAATGATGTACTCAAAAATCTTATTGATAATCAATGGGATATAGACTTCAATGTTCCTTTGATGCTAGAGGCAAAAATAGGAAATAATTGGCTTGACACTAAAGATGTTATATGATATAACTATAAATCTGACTTTTATAAAAGGAGAAAATATATATGATAAATGACTTACAAACTATTAATACAAATGACTATGACACAATGGCTAAAGCTATGGGCATTGCTAATGAAAGACCTGCCACTGCAAGTAAACAAAGTAATCTTGCAAGGGTAAAAATACAACACTCACCACTGATGGGTAAGACAGAAGTAAAAGGTAAAGAGGTAAATGTGGAAGTTGTCGAGGGTGGTACATACAAACTAGACATACCAAATGGTGCGTCCTACTATGGAACAGGTGCTACTA